TTGCTGCATTCTGAAGTGCGATGCTTGCATTAACAAGACCTCGTAAAAATACAGTACCATTATTATCTTTCATATATTGTGGACCATTATATGGCGGGGCGTAGCCAACATAACCATTGTACATAGTCGCAGGCGAGTACCAAGTATTTGACCACTTGCCCCAAACACCCCCAGATAAGTTGCGCATAAATACAGTGCCCAGAGTCTGGCATGTTAGCTCTTGTACTGCTTCTATAGCAGATAGCTTTCTCACCTTTAAGTATCCATTAGCAGCGGATGCTGGTTTATTTAAGCCTGTTGGGACTGATGATACATAACCTTCAAAGTCGTCTTTGAGTAAATTAAAATCGGACACCACTATTGTAGCCTGCTGTCTATGCCCGTGTATACTAAATCCACTGGCATCTAACTTAGCAACACCACCAGCTACTCCTTTCTGAGATAATGGTATATCCTGAGTAAGTGCTGTTGCTGGTAAGTTTAAATTCGGGACTTTAGTTCCTACAAGAGGTGCTACTGTTGTTCCGATATCCGCTTGAACAAGCGGATTACCTATGGCGTTTAAAGCAGTAATCATGTCAGCTAGAGCTTGCTGAGCGTCCACCTTACTAACATCAGCTTGTTGCTGTGATGTTAGTGCTGAACTCGCGCTACCTGCGACTGACTGTGATATAGTGTTCAACGCAGTGATAGTATCCGCAGCGATAGTGGTTGTACTATTAAGCGATGCAAGTGCCTCAGCAGCCGCAGCCATCGCGTTTGCAGCTTGGTTGATATAGTCGTCAACTGATACACCTAGCGAGCCATCAGGGTTGAAGATGAGACTCTTACCTGCGCGAACGTCACGAGTAGGTACTATCAAATCACCATCGACGTTATCAGGGTCAGCCACACTCAATCGAACACCGCGAGTGTGGATAACCTCATGGAGTTGTTGAACAATAAATGTCAACTTATCAAGTGCATATTCGTGAACAGCAGGGAAGAACCCGCCTTGCGATGCGAACGCGGTGAGCTGGTTGAGCGAATAATCTGCTCGAATGTACAACGTCGAACCGATTGGCAACGGTCCTGCGACCAGCTCTATCAACCCTCCGTTTGGTGCGCCGACTGTTGTTACGATATAGTCAGCACCGAGGGATAGGAGCGTTGGTACAGCACCAGCTGCACCTTTGTAAACAGCCAACTCAGAGGGTTCGTCGATGCGAAAGGTATATGAGAATATGTTATTAACACCATCGCCAGCGTAAGGTCCTGACGTGATATTCTGAGTATTAACAGTCATTGGCTACTCCTTCGTGCATAGTATCACTTCTTAGGTCCATAAATCAACCCTCGTAATGCCAGGTCTTCACCTTCTTCAATCACATCATACAGATGTTCACCTGTCGCCCATAGTTGCCCTGCACCGGGTAACTGTGCCACTGTTGCAGATAATTTCGTTGCAGACTTCAACGCGTAAGCTGATACATCCTCTCCGTCTTCCCAAACCTGTTTATATCCGTCAACACCTTTCTCAAGAATGGAAGCCACTGGGCTGAAGTTATATTGATAATCAGTCACCAATGCACCAACTGCATCACGAACGAATGGAACAGACGTTACAGGGTATAGTGCAATTTTCGTTAAAGTCTTCTGTACAATCTCGTCGTCGTCCTCACCCTCGAACTCACCACGCAATAGCATTTCAACCATGACAGGTATTACATATAACGTCATCACTGTTGCAGTGAACGCTTGAGGACTGATTTGTTTGTACTTTACGTCACGAGCCACACTTCTCGTGATATTACCGAGTGAACTAAAGAACGTCATGAACATCGTCATTGTTGCTGTGACCTTGTTTTGATTCCTCAATATCTTAGCCATGTCTTTTGTTGCACCTGAGCCTTGAATACTTTCTACAACCCAGTCTGCATATTGTGCAGCCTTGACTTCATCGCCCGACTCTTTCGCCACCTTGTTAAATGCTGCTGTCCACGTTGGTAAATCAACCATATACGTTTGCACCGTCGCAATGTGCCACATGGATGCATTTTGGAGCTTCGCGTACTTCGAGGATTTATCTTTCAGTGTTTTACGAAGATTACGGGTCTCTCTGTCCATTGTATCAATACGATGTGGTAACACTTTGGAATGTTTCATTGCAAAATCCCAAGCAGATATAATACTTTTATCATCGCCGAAGATGGTGCGCAATGAGCGAAGATAGTTAGAATGCCCCACTGTAGAAAGAACTGCCTTAAATGTTTCAGTGTACCCGACTTCATTCGCAGTATTGAAGATTCCGAATAACTGCATGATTCCTGTGGACGCTTTGAAACCCATCGCGGTCAACGTCACACCTGAGCGTAAGTGTTGGAATGTACTTTCAATCCAATCCTTGCCCATAGACTCTTTCCCGTCTTTGGCTATATCACTTAACCACGGGCGAAAGTTATCAAATTCAGCTTGCCCAATCGCACCAGCGATTGCATCTTCAACACGATGGTCATTAATCAACTTATTCACCTGACGAACTGCATCATGGTGGGTGACATAATGTATCACTTCCTCGAAATGATTCGGAATGGTGTCGAGATTCAAGCGAATTTTATCATGGTACTTGCTACTACGAGCGTTAGATGCACCAGCGCGAACCGATTGTGTGACTAAACCACTCCGACTAAACATTGAGTCAATGTCATCTTCTTTTTTCTCTGCCAACTTAGCAGCCTTATTACTGCGAGTCTTGGAGTACACAACAGGGTAATAACCGCCGACAAGTTCAACACCAGCGAGGGTTACATCGCTTGATTCAACACGAGTGAGTTCAACACCTTGTGAACGCTTGTACACTTCATTCAACAACGGATATAGCTTGTCCATCTCACTCCAAATCATTTGCACGAGTTTTGCATCCTCAACTGTCAGCCTGCTCAGAATATCAACGAGGATTTCATTATCCAAACTTGCGTCTTGCTCATTTGTAATCCAACCTTCACCTCGTAGCATCTTTTCAAGGTTGCCCTTGTTACCAGTGTTCAATGCCACCGCGATTGCCTGTGAACCAGTCATTTCACCTTTCAGACCTTTGACACTGAATTTGGCATTCATTCGTTTTTTGTTCGCAACAATATGATTCTGCAATTTCTCCATAACATCCACTGTAATGTCTTTGTGGAGTGTGTACTTATCATGCAGTGCGTCAGTGAAACGCTGCATAAACAACTGATGGTACATTCCGACCTTCTCTTTATTATCCAACCAACGCGTGACAAAACCCATTTTACTCATTTGAGCGTTGGCGCGTGCAAACCACCCCTCGTTCTCTACGTCAGCATCAATACCCTTCTCGCTTCTTGTCTCGTACCTTCCTGATATTACCGCGGTGTGCTCAACCAAATCTGTAACAACCTTGTCAAAGTCAAGTTCTTCCTCACCACGTGTTATCTTGTCAGTGTTACGCGCAACATGTTCAAGGTTCTTCAATGAATCAACAACACCTTTAAATTCGCTGTACGATACTTTCTTCCAATGCACCGAGTAAGTCTCATCCAACACGGCTGCTGACAGTTCTGATAATGTCTCACCGTCTGCTTCACGACTTGCCAACCACGCTGCCAATGTTTCATTCGACTCGTCAACAGCTTTCATCGACTTGCGGAACTCGAACCGATTCATAACCTTGACAATCTGTTCCCAATAACCGTTGCCAGTTCTCTGAATGAGTTCACGAATGTTTTTCTTGTTGTATCGTTTTACGAACTTAACACCCTTCATCATGTCGTTCTTGGCTTTAGTGGCTGCCGAATTTAGGTAGAAGTTTTGCACCTGACGGAGCTTCGCTTCTGCTGCCTTCGACTTGTCACCGTTTGCCAACGCCACTGCGGATTCGGCAGCAGCTTTCAATTCAGCTTTACGATATTTAGCAGGGTTTAAGTCCTTGAACGATTGAGTATCAACATAATCCTCAGCAAGTTCACGAATAGCTTTCGCATCACTTGGTGCGCGACGTGAGCCTTTGGATAACGTCTTCAGTTCAGCAAGCATCAACTTCGCACGTTCTTCGTTCTGCATTGCTAAATCAGCTTCAGCTTCGATACTACCGTCGGAGAGGATGTCACCGTGGATACGTTTCATCTCAGCCTCAGCTTCAAGCTTAACTTCTTCAGCCAGCGTCGGTGATTCTAACAAGTCGGTCATCATTTCAGCACCTGAATCATAGCCGAGTAACATAGCGGCATCAGATATTGACACACTGTCGTTACCGTTTGTCGTCATGCCTGTGAGCTTCTTGTTCACACCTGTATGCGTTTTACCGTTGGACAGTGTTACAGTTACACTGTGGTTCTCTTTAACCTCGTCACGGTCTAGCTTGATGGAGTTATCATCTTTAGACCTCAGAACAGTTCTCGCGGCGTGTACTCTGTTCTTCGACAGTTCTGCTTTCTTATCAATTTTGATGTCGTCGAGTTCACTCTTCCACCAATCTTTTGTTTCACGTTTGAGCTGCTTAATGAGTTTGTCACGCAGAGTTTCGGAAGCCTTATCTTTCACGGCGTTTACTGTACTCTGATACTCAAGCCATTCTTCATCGGACATGTTGGCGATGTTTTGTTCGGTGAATGCTGGTTCGAATTTTGTACGGATTTCTGCCGCTTGAATTTGTTCTTCTGTTGCAATCAGACGGGCAAAGACTTTGCGCACGTCATCGTCAAGCTTGGGGCTATTGAATTTCAAACGCTTGTACACTTCCAACATTAACTGTGAGAAGTATCTAAATGCTTTCCGCAAATCGGACGTAGGTGCTTTACCTTCCATAATGTAAGCTTCAAAACCGCGAGCCATGTGTTCGTGTAACGCGGTGTTTATTGCGCTGTCGTGCTCTCCACCACGTTCACCAGTGATGTAAGCGAGGATGTGTTCTTCTGTTGCATCGCCTTCCACTTCTTTTACGAGGTCGTCCACATTGCGAACAAACCACTCATTCAGTGAATCGACATGGTTGCTACCGCCTTCAAATTTCAACTCCATGTCATACATGAAGTGAGCAAATTCGTGAAGGAATGTTGAAGCATTGGACGATTCAGTAAGTCGGATTAAAGTGTTAGCAGGGTCGTAGTACCCGTTCACATCGTCACCTTGTTGGAATAAAACACTATCGGTGACATCTTCCTCACCAACCCACTCAGGCATTACTCCGATTTTTTGTGTAGCGAATACAGTGTCTTCACCTTTCGCGGTTCTATTCTTTTCACCGTGGGGACCGTAGTTCACCCATGAGTTTTGCCCGCGAGTTTCGGTGGTGACGGCTCTTCTAGCCAACGGTGAATACATTGCAGAATGTGAGCGCCATGCGTTTTCTTCACCATCGGCTCTGAAACCGACGCCTTCTTTAACATGACCGAAGTAGTCGTGAACAACTCTGAAGATGTCATTAACCAGCGCCGTCTGCCCTGATATAATAAAGTTAGTTTCAGCGAGCATAGGGCTGTCATCATTTCTGAATGACTCGTCACTTCCGTAACCATTTCGAGTACTGAATACATACGCGTGATTGTTCTTGACCACATCTTCAATCATCATACGAGGGTTTTCTTCGTAATTATATTCTACACCTTCATCAACAAACTCGGATTTGAAACCGTTGTCGAGCATGAACTGATATTGCTCAAGAGTCTCTGAAATCATAGCATCGTATGAAGCTTTCGCTTCAGGGTCTTGAGGGTTGTGTTTAACCTTATCGTACTCGTCCGCTATGCGTTTGGCACGTTCGACATCAACCTTCGCATAGCTGCTTGGCGGGTTATATTCTAACCCTTTTGACCGAACATACTCTTCAGCAATCTTTTGGATTTTGTAAGAACCCCTTGCCCCTCTGATTCTTGGAAGTCCTTTGAGCGAGCCGTCTGACTCTCTTGTATGCGCCCTGCGTTCCGTCTGTGGTAAAGTTCCCTCTCCCACGCTTGCTGCTCTTCTTGCTCGATTTTCATCAAGTCGTCTTCGGACTGACGAGTCCCTTGATTGGATGATGGCACTACGGAGTTCTGCGTTACTACGGAAGTTCCCTTCAGAGGATGGTTGTCGCTGAGAGGTACGTTGTGTCGAATTGTCATTATAATCTCCTAGCGTTGGATAAGCCACATAGACTGTGCTACTCTCTATATCGTAAGCATCTTTACCGAGTTGTGCGTCAATCATGTCGGCAAGTATTACATTGTCAAACAAAGAAGTGTTTACTATCGACATCTGACCGTTGGAAGTAATATGACCTTTGATGATTGACTCACCTTCATGTGTCATACTTGCCAATGACTCATACAGCTTCTGCACATCGAACTGATTGAAGTCAGTTGGGATTTTGACAGTGATTAAACCTTTCTGTTCAAACCCTTTTGCAGGTGTTTCAGATACCACTAATACACCCTTCTGCTCCAAAGAATTTCCAATGAGCTTAGCAACACTCAACGCCGACAGCGGGTCAGATACTTTGAGTGTGATACCTTGAGATGTCGCACCCTCGAAACCGCTCAATACTTCAACTGTACTCATCGGTACACCAATGTGCTCCGAAATCAAAGGGGTTATTTTTTCAACAACTTCACTTGTAACTTCATACTGCTGTTGACTGTCGAGTCCCCCCCATTCAAGAGACGCTTCGTGGTCATCAGGGTTTGGGGCAACCTCGAATACAATCTGAGATTCTTCAGTTGATGTAGAGCTACGTTGGAACAACACATCAGGACTTACCATCTTACTTTGTATAAGTTCTATATTACCAGTCACAGCCATATAAGCTTCATCAATTACCAGCGTCTCCGCAGGGTTGGCAGCTTCGAGGAAGTGCTGACCCTTGAGTGTCAATTTGAAATTATCTGATAACTTGTCAGCAGAATCAAATACTGAATTATTGTTCACTATCTTGATAGGCACTCTGTGCACACCTGCTGCGTTTAATGCAGCCATTCTGTGGCGACCTTCATGCCCTATTATCTTGTCACCTTCCATAACGAGAAACGGTGTCTGTGATTCATTTCTGAGTTTGTCAATGTCAAGAGAACCTGCCTCATCGGCAATGACTTGAGGGTCGTCGTGGGTTGCATTCACAAACTCAGCAGGGTCAACGAACGCAACCAAAACCCTTGACGACTGTCCGTCTGCGCTCTGATTGTCGGTGACAACTGATGCAAGCCGTGAGTCAGTCCAGCCAGCGTCTTTATCAAGGTTGGTCAATTCAAGAAGTCTTCTAGTCATCCGTGAGTCATTACTTGAGATTGGATGGTTCTCAAATTCCTTAATCAAATCTTCTAACGTATTGATGCCTATTTGCTTGAGAATACCAGCGTCAGCCAGTGTATCTCTTTTACCTGTGGCAGGTCCTTCAATCTTGAGGTTGTACATCGACTCGTAGGCTTGTGTAAATGTCATGCCCTTATCTTTCGCGTAAGCTGCTACGAACGATGGGATGAACTCTGCTGCAAGACCTGACTCAGTTTTACTCATGCGACCTGTGTCAATGAGTTGAGCCTTCACATTGTTGAACAATTCTTTAGATGTTTCTACTTCTTTGGCATCAAGATTACCTTTCTCAATGAGTTTCTTCATTGACTTTTCGGTGAAAACTTTACCCTGTTCACGGCGATGAGGTGTGTCAGCTTCCGCACTTAACTTCACATGGTCAGCGAGTTGATTGTAATGTTCACTCTTCACAACCTTCGACACGAACTCTTTCATCGGTACTTGAATGTCAATGTCCTTAGACTCACGGCTGTCCAACTTCTCCCTGAGTGAATTGAGCACTTCATCACCGCTCACTTCTTCATACGACTTCTGATTCAGATACTCTTCAACAATTTCAGCGTCAAGAAACACTTCACCGTCTGCGTCTACGTTGTCGATGAACTCCGAGAGAGTGTCGTCATCCAAATCAAAGTCAGGGTCATTGACAATGTTTCTGATTCTCTCCAATTTGTTCTGTTCACCTTTGAACAGTCTATCAGCTTTGAATGCCTCATTCTCAGCAGCTTCCAATCTGCCAGCGATTTTATCAGCGGCATATCCAGCAGTTCTTACAGTGGCAGACTGCAAGGCTACACTGGTTGTCGTGGATATAAGTGTGCTCAACCACGCATCAGGTTGTTCAAGAGCGTAATCCATGAAAGTCTTTGATTCATTCTCAGGAAGAATTGCCCAGTTGTTCATGTTAGAAAGAGTGGTGTTAATCAATTCCCCACCAAGGTCTTTCAGTGCAAACTCTACAAAGTTATTGAGTAGTTTCTTATTAGACTTCATCATGCCTAGAAGCGGTGTTACTGATAATGATTCAGTCCACTTTTCAAGAGCCGCATTCGACACGCCAAGCATAATTGCTTTGTCAACGTCAACACCTTTGTCCAATGCCTGTGAAACAGATGTTCCGTATGTGATTCCACCCATGATGTTTATGAACAGTTGTGGGTTACCTGTGCGAAGCATTGTCAACAACGCTGGCATTGTCACGGCGGTTGATTGTATCCCACTAATTATATCCTGCCCCACGCGAGGGAGGTGTTTAATATCTTTTAATAACTCAGTTTGGTGTGCTCTTGAACGACGAGCAAACTCGGCGGCAGTGTCGGCGGCGATGGTGAAGGGGTCCGCTGGTAACTCGCGGTAGCCGAAAACACCTTGCGCCAGTTTTGCAAAAGGGTGTGCTATTGACGACGCGATGCGTGGAAATGTCTCTATAATTCCCCACGCAGCTTCTTCAATAATGAATGGTGCAGTTGCCACAGCGTTACCAGTTACGAACAAAGTCTCTAACGCGCTCAACTCTTTCACATTGTTGTGAATCTTCGAGGCTTTGCCGTATTCACCGAGCCATTGGTGAAGAACTGGTGAGATTTCTTTGAACCCATTAATATCCAAATCGTCAATACGTTGCTTCTTCTTGACTTTCTCAGGGTTTAATTCAACCAAGTTCTGAGGAATACCTGACGATTTAGCCAAGTCCTCCATTTGTTTATAAGTCTGCGGGTCGTTGTTCATCGCTGACTCTAACACAAGCGGTGTAGGGTCGTAGTGAGGTTCAACAGCAGGTTCAACAGCAGGTTCAACGATGGGCGTATCTAACGAATTGTCAAACTCAGTACCTTCAAGATTCAGACCCATTATTCATCCCCTTGTATTCTGTCAAGTAACGACTTATACGTTATTTCTACACCATCTTCAATCAAACCATCCCTAGCGTCTGTAATCTTATTACCGCTCACGTTAGGGTTATGGGATGAGAACAACTTGAGAGTATCAAGTTCATCAATGGAGATGTCTTTAACAGAGAACTTATCGTCAAACCAAGGATTCTCCACGATTAAATCTAAAACTTTTTCTTCGACAAAACTGTTCAACTCATCAGGTGGCATATTGTACTTGAGTTTAACAGTTTCTTCATCTATTGCTGATTGGAGTTCGTTCATAAAAGAACTTACACGTTTGTCTTTATAATCAATCTTACCTTTTTTATCGGCAAAGAGTTTCTTCACATGGGAGTTGATGGCGCTTGAACGAGTATGTACAAATGTCCTGCCCTTACCTTCTCTCATAGATATTTGTGACGCGATGTAACCTTTTTTGTCGCCCTTAGAAAACTTCCCTAAATATCGCGGGTCATTGAAGTCGAACGCTAGAAATTGTTCCCGACTCATGCCACTGACTTCTAATGATGCCGATGGGTCGGTGGTAATCATAACACCTGACAGAATTTTCCGTTTTGTATTTTCGTCTTTTATCTTCCCCCATTCCCCTGGGTTCTTAGCAATGACTTTGTTGATGTCGAGACCGCTTGCGATTGCGTTGGCGAACATATCAACAGACTCAGCCACATCAGCGTTATGTTGTCGCACACGCCTTGACACGCTAGACGACCACATAGTGCGAACTCTGTTGCGCTCGACAGGGTCTTTGATTTTGTCAATGGACGCTCTAGCACCGTTGTAACCAATGTCTTCGGGGTCAGTCGCAAACTTCCGCATCAACTCTTCAGTTTTAAGAATAGCACCGTCGGCATCCCTGACTGTTTTAATTTTACTTATTAATTTGATTGTATCTTCACCTGAGAGTTTATCTTTATATTTATCGAATAACTTCTGACCATCGCCACTGCCGTCAGCCAAACCACGTAATATCGCCCCTGAGTAGAAGCTAGAAGTGAAGGTGCTGCGAGCTTGCACAGCGTCTTCACCTTCGGGAACACCTTGAAGTTCTAAGAGTTGATTCACAGCGAGAAGTCCTGAGTTATGCTCTACACCGAGTTCATCAGGTCTGTTGTAGTTGAGGGGTGCGTTAGCGATACTCATTTCAGCAGCGGATTTACTGTTGCCGATTTCCCACTGTTTCAAACCTTTCGATGCATGTTTCATGATGTCGCGTGTATTTCTAATGTCATGCACATCAGCGGTCCTTGAGAACATCTCACGAGCTTTAACACTTTTAATGTTATCAGCGATTTTATCACGAAGAGTTCTGATGTTGTCGATGGTGACACTTTGTGTGTCGTATGCTTCACGGTTCGATGTGTTGAAGTAACCACCGTCGGGTGAGTTCAAATTAACACCATAACCAGTTTGATACTCGTGAAGAGCTTGTTCGGCTTCAGCAGTGTCAGCGCGGTCGCTATCTTCCTTAACAGACTTATCGTATGCAGCAGCCACTTGTTGACCAGCAGCAAGTGCAGTGTTCAACCCATAATCTAATCTCTGTGCAGTCGCTTTAGGACCTGCTACAACTTCAGTGGCTACACGTTGACCACCGTAACTTGCTATCTTCGGCATTTCAGATACTCCATTATAACCATTTGTTTGCTACAGCGCCAACGCCAGCGCCAACGATTGACGTGAGAAATGACGAGTTCCCAGCCTTCTTCTTGGCGAGACCATCTGCTCGAATGAGACTAGCCTTCGTATCCAAACTGTTGGCTTGTAAGCTGAAGTTGCTTCGGATTCTTCGTGCGTCTGCTTCACCGAGGGAGTGTGTATCTTGTTGAATATCAGCCGCAGAACCTGAGTCAATATCGACACCTGCTGCACCGAGTTGCGCACGTTGTTGTGACGCGAGTTGCGCAGTTTCTTGTCGCTTTATGTTCTCAGCTTCCACACCTTTATTACGAACTTGTTTAGCTTCATTCTCAGTCACGCGAGCGTTATATTTGGCTACATCATTCTCGTAGTTACCTTGCTGTTTAGCCTGATAGCCTTGAGCCACCATTGAAACACCAGTCATAATCAATGTGGCTTCACACATGAGAACTCTCCATATAAAACTTATGAAACTTACCACCGTTTACGTCTATACATTCATCAACCACTGTGAACCCTAAACGTGTCAGCCACCTGATACTCAACTTATTGTGCTCGTGTACATAGTTGAGAAGGTGTGGGCATATTGACAGCATGTCGTTGATGACACTTGATGTCAACGACATGAACAGTTTCCTATGCTTCACTGCCGTGGATGAGCTTAACATCCACGGCACACCTTTAGACGACAAGTGGTTCAATCTCCTTAACCCTATAACTGACACAGGCTCTCCATCAACAGTTACCACAGTTACGAATTGAGAAACCTTCACACTTTCAACCAAAGCCTCCAAAGGTGTGTGATTGAAGTAACTGACTTCAATTCTGTCAGCGTCACGCATGTTGGACGCAACAGTCTCCAATGCATCGCGTGTCACTGGGATTAGTTTAACCGCCGACATCTGTAGTAGGTACGATTGAAAGTATTGCTAACGGTAAAGGTGCTCGCTGTTCTATACGCAAACCGCCGCCCTTATGCCAACCTGGTTCAATGTTTATTTCATTCTTGGAACTGTGAAGTGCAACAGTATCATAGTTGTTAGACTGTAGTCGCGGTTTAATTTCACGCATCAACCCTGATGCGCCATCGTCATGTTTAGGACCGACCCATCCGCCTCGCGAGTTCTCCAACTCAAGTACAACTCTTGAAACTGATATAGCTCTACCTTTCAGTGTCGATTGTCCTGCAACGTCCACATCAAGAGTTTCAACAGCACAAGTGAACGGTAGTCCGACATGCACAATGGATGCTGCGTTCGGTAACGTGACACTCCCGTTCACCACGGTGATACCCTCGACGACGTTACCATCAGCCAACACAGATACGTTACGCCCTTCTAAATGAGCGAGTCCTGCCAACGATGAGATTGGTAAACCATTATAGCTCAACCCCGAATCAACGCAGAAACTATTAGCAGCGGATGACACATCTCTGCTTTCCATACGTTCAACATATCGAACTGTCACACCATTTACAACGCGACGTACAATCATGTATAATGCATCGCGTGTACCTTCTGCGATTGTCGAGATAGATTCAATGAACCCATCAGTAATATGTTGATGCCATGCTCTTACCTTATGTTCCCGTTGGTAAGTCAATCCCAATAACACACCGTCACTTCTAAGAACCCAAACGATTCCGAACGGTTCACTTGCCAATGCCATAGCGACAACAGTATGACCTTCAAACAGGTGTTCTGATATGAGTGACAAGTCGTTACCAGCGAAAGAATCAGAGGCGAACTCATAACCAAGGTCACGGATTCTACCGCCTTTGTCTTGCACATATATTGCAGACTTCCCTAAGATGACAGGCTGTATTTTAGAGACACCATGACTTGATTGTTTCTTAACCCCAAAAGTGCTGGGAGTTAATACGGCATTTTGCCCCTCGGTGACAAGCCATTCTCCACCAGATGTGAGGATTATCAACGAACCGAGGGAGAGGATGTGTCGTATCTCGTTCACTTGGTTGTCAGCGATAGTGAACGTCACTGCATCGTCTGATTTCGTAGGGTTACTCACACGGAATGACTTATAATTCCCAGTTTGTGTGGTGAACACTGTTTGTGGCTCATTCAGTGTACTGGCAAACACCCTGCGCTGTTGATAATACGCACATGTTGATGGGTAGTTGTTGGCACTTGATAGGGGTGAGCGGTCTGAAGGTGGACCGTCTGACATTATCGGTGCTAAATTGAAGTCTTTGAAGCCTGCCCCTGCCGATACAGCAGCAAGAGCAGCAAGAGCAGCAGTCAAATTAGTCTGTGCAGATGTTATAAACGCTATGATTCCTGAGTTAAACGCAGCTGCTAGCGCAGCATTGGCATTGTCAACACCCGTCTGTGCTGCTGTTACTGCTGCTGCGCTCACATTAGCGTTCGTATCCCCAATCCAACCGTAAGTTTGTGAACCATCTGACGTGGCTTTATAGACTCGAAAACTGATTGCACCAGCTTGTATAGGTATCACTACATTAACACCATACACTGTTGATAATGACGCTGACAATAATGCAACAGGTGCGCTTGGGAGTGATTCTACACCTTTCGAGTCAACCCATGTTACAACATACTCATACGTTTTCGTGAGAGGGCTACCGCTGCCTGCGAGAGGACCGACGTTTAATAATGTGATTCCTGTTGGTGCTATTGGGGCTATGAACACATCGTCTTCTAATGACCATACAGGTGATGAAAGTGGGATTACACTGCCGTCCGACAACCTGCTCAATGATTTGATAGGATGTGACGAATGAACAATAGTCATCACATCCGCAGATTGAATGAAATACAACTCTTGAAGCTGTAAGTCTGTGTAAGGTGTTGCAACCTCATAAACAGTTCCGTTCGCATTGAGAAGATATGCGCCGTTCTTCAATATGCGAACTGACAGATGTTCAAAAACAAGCATGTAAGTTTGTGCGGTGCTAAAACTGAATGGGATTAATCGCGCAACACGAGTCTGTTTACCTACTGAATCAATGAACCTAGTACCAGGGCGTGAATATAAACCGCCTTGAGCCTTGACTATGAAATTCTCACACAGTGCTAAACCGTTCTGATACATCACTGTATCAACACGCGAGCGCATCGAAGGTGCTATTTCTCCTGACGCAAAGTTTCTCTGAATTAAGTCAGCCATTATTGGCGCACCGTGATGAAATCACTTTCGCGTGTTTGGTGAAACTGTTCATTCAACGTATCAGTGACAGCGGTTGCTAAATAACTCTTGTACATCTCAAGAGCATCAGACCTTAGAGGTCGTCCAGTTTCAGAACCGACGATTGGTACAGCCAATTCAGCAGCCATCATCCAAGTGAGTGCCTGTATGAACGATTCATCGAACATGTTCGGGTCTTCAACCTTCACAGTGTAGTCCATCTCAAGTGTAGGTACGTTGGCAACGATGATTCGATTATTGCCAGTGGGGTTCATAATTTTATATGGAATCTGTGCGTCGAACTTGTCTAGTATGTATGCAGGCACGTTACCGTTGGGCAACATCAGCTTTCTGATTTGTAAACAATCTGGCGGGTATTGATACGCGTAATTCCAATGTGGTACTGTGGTAGTGAGCACAGCCAATTTCGCAATGTTGCCAGCAAAACCCCAATGAGCTTGTGTAAGCAACGTATCTCTAATCAGAGGGTACTTCAGAGAACATTGCTGCGCCTGAAGACTCCCTTCTTGGAGACTATTGATACTACCAGCCCTTATATTGGATAACGCTATGTTGCAAATATCAACTATGCTCGCCACATTTCACCTCAACTGTACATTCGTTCGACGTAATTTTTAGGAGCTTTCTTCAGTTCGATTTCAACGAGTTGAAGCTTTAACTCCTTCTCAACAGATTCGCCATCACGCGACTCTTCAGACTTCTCGCTGACGAAAGCCATTGCTTTAACTTCCACAAATTGACCAGCTTTAAGACCTTTGATGTCAACAGATTCAGCGATGTCATCACTGAATTTCAAAGATGTTCCGTAGGGAAATTCACCCTCGCAACACTTTGAGTCCATGTCTTCCCATTTGACTTCAGAAATCTGCGTCTTCACAGAGTCTCAACCTTAGACTCTTTGGAGAAGTCAGGTGTGTCATCTTCAGTAACTTTGGTAGCTTCAGCAACTTTGGCAGCTTTGTTTGCAGCCCTGGTGTTTGCTGCACGTTGTTGAGGTGTCAACTCTTTATCAATCTTATCAACACGGGCATCCGAAAGTTTTTCAGTACCGTCGTCGATAAGTTCTAAAGTGTCAGGACAATCCTTCAACTTTTTCTTCATCTCAATCGTAGCACCTACCTCACGCAGGCAACCACCATGATAACGACGAATTAATGTTTTATATTTAACCATCATACATCTCCTAAAGTTAGAGTGGACGAGCTTTCACCCGCCCACTCATTAATTAAACGCCAGTGACGTTTGTTTGATTACCCATCGAAATGCCCGCCGAAATTGAACCAGCGGTAGCAGCGCCTGCCACAGTATAACGAAGCCCAAGGTAGCGACCCGTCACACCATTCGGCAGACTTTGCATGTTCAACTGCTTGCCGATTACGAGGTTAGCAGCCAAGATGGTTTCAGATGCCAACACTGTGCCAAGGGCAGGTGTAGCACCTGTCTCCAATGTCACAGTCACCGACGTAGCACCAACGAAATCGGTATCAACCGCTATTGACACAGGGATAGGCGTACCTTTACCAATGTCACGATTGAATGGTGCTACAGCGCCATAAGGTGTACCAGCTATACCCAAGTCGATGATGTTGGTTGACAAAATAGTTGCCAAAATAGCTTGCTTGCTTGAGAAAATTTGTTCTTGTGATAAAATCATAATATACCCCCTATCACACTACACGAGATTCAGCGTTAATCAACGCATCAGTCTCACGAATTGGAATGCCACGGTAAGAAAGAACTTCTTCACCTTCAATTTCAGAACGTGTCAAACGAACGAAGTTGTCTGCTACACCTGCGTTCGATGCGATTGCATCCAAAGCTTCGAGCACGTCGCGGTTACAATAAATAGCCGCTTTACCACCTGGCACACGACGAGTTTGCAAACGATAGTATGCTTTGCGCATGAAGTCGTACAACGCAACATTACCAGCTTGCATGTTTGACACGTCGATGTTCGCAATACGAGCAACATAACGCCAATCCCGTACAGACAGTCCCATGTTCCAAGAGAATAACTCTTCTTTGGCGTAGTAAGCATCACCGTTTACATCACTGACGCGCTGAGAACCTTTGTCTTCACGCTGCACACCAGCCATTGTACCTTTAGGATACAATAGTTGGCACTGGTTGTCACCCCATGTGACGAACCAAATAGAAGTATTGTCAACACCAATACCACCTGCATCAATAATCTGACCGCCATTCGGCGCTGTCAAACTATCAAAGCGTGGTGACAAACCCATGAACTGTTCTGCATCGACAGCCGAGTTGCCGTAGAAAATACGCGAAGAAACCTCATTACTCATTGCTTCAAGATAACCTTGAGCTTCTGATAAACGAACAGCGCCTTCGTTAGAACCAGCCAATTTCAATAGACGTTCGTCCACTGTTGACAATCCTTCAACAAAACCAGTCACATCTTCGACTTGTGCTTTACCTGATTTAGATTGAGGAATACCCTTATACAACTGACCCCATGTCACTGAAGGCAGTCCAGTGCGAACAGTTGTTAAATGTTTCGTCCCGCTGTTACACTCAACAGCAATCGCATCGTCTAAGATGGGATTCATTTCAGACAGCATTTCAATGACAGGTACGAAGTTGCCCGCACCATCTTGCTGATTGTAGATGTCGATTAAATCGACAAAAGTGTTACCAATGATAGCCATTACATAGCTCCTTTATTATGTTGGATATAGTTGTGAAACGCGGTCTTTCGGTGTAGAAGAATTACCACCTGTGCTACCAGGTACATCTTCTAACAACGTCTTACCAATCTTCCACATTGTACGAATTACAGCAGGGTGGTTGCCCAAACCTGTTGAGTCCAATACTTCTTTGAACGCATCGTCAGCAAAAGTTTCAAGAGCCTTCTTCGCAACACCTAGACTTTCGTCAAAGTTATCGCCGCCGAACTCTTTATCAGCTTTTGCTTCTTCCTGCCATGCAGCAACCTGCGAATCATGTGATTCAGTTTGTGCCGTCACGTTCCCCTTGACCATTTCTGCCTGCAAATCGACAAGCTTTTGAGCTTGCTCTTGATTCAAACCGAGTTCAGCAAAAATCGGTTTAGCTTTATCAAGAGCACCCTCATCAAGATTGATATCTTCAGGCAGTGTGAAGTCGGAGTACGTCTCAGGTGAAACAGTATCAACATCAGTAGCAGTATCCTTCGACACAGAGTCATCGGGATTACCATTGGGTGCAGAAGTATCGTCGACTTTATCGACTTTATCTCCTACGATTCCATTGGATTCAGTTGAACCATCGACACTTGAACCATCGACACCTTCATTTGTAGTTTCATCAGCCATTCATACTCTCCTTTACTAGCCTCAAATACATATCAGGTGAAGCTAGTTTCATATTATCACGAAGTTTAAGAGCAAACGCTCTCTCACCAGCGTGATATGCGTGGTCAAACGCATCACGACAGTAGTTATCAACATCGACACCAGCCGAAGTCATTAACCTGCTTAACGTATTCCGCCCTTGTCGAGTAGCCATCACTTCAGCCAGTTCAACAAGTTCAATATCTTTCACTTTATCATTCATTGCACACCTGCATTTCTCAACATATCAGACAAAGCATTTTCACCTTGCGTATTAGTCTCTGACATTGTTTTAGCAGTGTTAGCCATCGCAGCGCCTTGCTCCTGTGCCTGTGCCTGTGCCTGTGCCTGTGCCTGTGCCTGTGCCATTTCAGCAACCTTGTCGTCACTTCGCACAACTTTCGGCGGTACACCTAACATTTCAGCAACTTCATCAACAGATTGGTGAGCGTCGAATTTATTAACCACTGTAGGGTCAATCTGTGCCATTTGAGCAACATGTGAGCCGAGTTGTTGGATTGCACCAATACCCACCATTTGCTGTGCCTGTGCCAATACCGAGACATAATCAACACCAAGCTCTTTACCTTCCAATTCAGGCGGCGGCGGCGGAATGATTCCAGCGCTCTGCATCTTCTCAAACGTCACATCAATCAGAGGGTTCAACAACTCAGTGTGTAACCGTTCGAGAACAGGACCGAGCATTAAAAGTTTTTCCTCATGCCGTTCTGCAACTTCCCGTGCAGTCATTTGCCCACGGTTGGAGTTCGCAAGCATCAGAAATAAATCTTCATAATATGAACGCTTCACACGCTGCTCAACTTCCGCATTCATGCTACGCATCATGTTTAAGTCAGGTCTGAAGTCATAGATAGGCTTCAGCCCTTGTTGATTCCCATCAACATAAACGATTTCACCTGGTCGTAAACTGTTACCGACCTTGTTTTTAAGTGTTGAAGGACCTTGTAACGGTGGGTCAATCAGCTTGTCCAATGCCTGGTATGCCTTGCGCTCGCCAAGTTGAAGAGCTTTCACGTCACCGAGCGAGGTAATACCGGGGCAATCGGTTGCGTAAACGTCTTCACCAGTGACATCCCAGCGAGGTGACATGATTGGGAAAATGTCGAAACCTGATTGACGCAAGAACCTATTCTCATCCTGTGTTGTTTTACCTTTCTCATAGTAAACTGAACGAAATTTTTTATCACGTGCCAATGGTGACATATTATCACGGTTATCATTCGGTTCAATGATGTGAACAACCTGTATCCATGTCTCAGTATTCCCAGCGTTCCAATGACCTTTGACAATATACGAACAGTTTTCAATGCCGAATTGTTTAACAACCTGTGCAACACTCAACTCATACTCGCGATAGAATGAATCAACTTCATTCTCACCATTGAGTGCGAGCATGTAACTACCGATTGTGTACGGGCGACAGTTAATCACATTCTCAAAATTGGAATATACACCCATGACACCATTGCCGAAAACACCTAACTCCGAGTACAGTTGATGCAGTGAGTTGTATGTATTAGACGCTGAAAACACCTTGTACATTTTAGATTGCACAGCATGAAGCCAGTCTTTAACAGGTCCATATTCACGCATTTCAGGGTCGGCAGGGTTCAACCTAAACCACGGGCGAGCGGGTGACGTAATCCCAGCCATCATTCCCGACGATAAAGTGCGGGCAGCCATTCGTGAGGTGTTGTTGAATTGTTTTGTATTCCGCTTCATGCCTTTATTGCGGTCAGCAGTTAAGAACCTGCCACGGTGTGCAAGGTGATGGTCTGATAACTCACGCCACAACGGGATGAACGTGGAGCGTTCGGCTTTTAACGATTCAAGTCGCCTGTTATATTTAAAAACATCGGAAGTCATTATGCGCCTAGCAATGTTTTGCCTGACTGTTGACCGCCCGCTGATAAGCCTTGCGAACCTGTTAAAATAGTACCGTTGGCACTCTGCCCAGCGGCAGCACGTCGGCGTTTGCCTTTTGAATCATACGAACTTTTAGATTGTGACGGTGCTGTAGGTGCTTCAGGAAGTGGAGGGGGGGCTTTTGGGGCTGTTGGAGTAGAACCTAAACACATATCGGACACCTCAATCAAACACGTCAAGAGGGTTATAATCTCTTGAGTGGTTGTTTCTAAGTCCTGTATGCATGTCAAGCTGGTCGCGCACAGTGTCACGCTTCGGAACAGGAAAAGCAAAGGTTAATGCAATCGCATCCGCCCAATCAGGCGAATCGCTCATAGTCTTCTTACTCTGCAATACAAGCTGGTCTTTGTCATTGTGGTCGTATTCTCGTGTAGTGAGTTGACGTTCTAGCAGTGGGTCGTCAGGAATTGAACCATCGTGATGAAGCCATTCACGTAATCGCCACCACATTTCAGCAGACTTGTTGCGGAATTTGGTCTTGTCGTCTGCATCACGTCCAAAGTTTACACCGATAACATGATAACCAAGTTGAACAAGCCTGTCCGCAATCGGTCCACCTAGCCCTGTCTCGTCTAAAAATGCCACATCAGGGCGGTGTTTATCAAGTGTATTGGATATTAATGACACCAGTAGCATAGAATCCCTACTCTTCTCAGCTGGTATTCTGTATGTTTTTTCAGATTTGGCATCCTTACCGCGTCTAAATGATATATAACTATCATCCCCGCCACCCCTAGCAACATCAATACCGCAAACAAGGGGGTCATCTCCAAGATACCGCCCTACATCTCGTTTCATTGCATTAAATACAACATCGGACGGCATGAACTGCATATCTCCTGATTTAGGAAAAACACCGCGCACACGCACACGCACAAAATCAGAATCTTCCCCAAAGTCATCAATCCATGATTGAATCAACGCCTTGTTAGGCATCTTCGCGGTTCTGCTATCAATCTGTTTTGTAACCCACCGATGTGATTGCCTGCCGAAACAGTCCCTAAATGTTCCCGTGTTCCTTGTCGGGTTGCCAAAAGCAAAGTGCATAGGCTCGCCGTCAGTCAAACCCCCCTGCGCAACCTCCCAAATCTTTTCAGGTATGGCAGAGGCTTCATCGAACAAATACCAAGGTGTTGAATCTGCCGCGTGAAGTCCTGCAAAAGCCTCAGCGTTCTCTTCTCTGCACGTTTGAGCGTCAATCCTCCACGATTCAGGAAATTCTTTATGACTCATACTCATAGTGTTCATCTCAAACCAGTGTCCTGTGATGCACCGTTTGCGCCATTTTGCAAGCTCTGCCATTGTTTTGGTGCGGAGTTGGTCGCCTGTGTTCGCCGTTATGACACCTTTAGAGTGTGGTCGGGTACTAGACACCCACAAACCAAGCCACGCAGACAATGCAGATTTACCAATACCATGCCCTGAACTCACTGCCATTTTAATAGGTTCAACCGCATCAACACCGTTGAAGTTCCTATCCTTAACCAGTTCGCCGATGTCGTTTAGTATTTGAACCTGCCACTCATCGGGACCATCAAAACCATATAGTGAACCTTCACCCCATTCAAACGCGAACAACACGAATCCAAGGGGGTCCGAATAGAACCCTCCGACGATTTCAGCAAGTTTTAACTCTGCATCTGTTACATCCATGAGGGTTTGTCCACAGCTTCCACAGCTTCCACAGCTTCCACAGCTTCCACAGCTTCCACAGCTTCCACAGCTTCCACAGCTTCCACAGCTTCCACAGCTTCCACAGCTTCCACAGCTTCCACAGCTTCACCGCGCGCACGTGCCTTGCCTTTCTTAATGCGTTCTTCAAGTTCTTTACCGCTTGATAGTATCATATCAACCTTAGCACGGGCGACTGCATCGACTGATACATGCCCCATCAGAATCTTTAAAGCCGTGTTGCTGGCGCTTATGTTACCTTGTTGACGTGCTATGCGGTGGTTGTCCACCAGTTCAGATAATGCCCACTCGGCATTGATGTTCATATCTCGCATGTTCATTTCGATTACTTCGTCAATGGCATCTTTGATAGATTCATCTTTCAGTAGTTTATAACCTTTCTCAGCAGAGAACCCCGCAGCCTCTGCCGCTCGCCGTGCTGAGAAGTCTTTGAGGTATCCTAAAACGAAAATCATGTGACGCTTGGGCAGTGCTTTAAGTTTACTATACATACGCCACTTATACCGAGGTGTGTTAGAGGATGTCAAGCATTATAGTGTTTTGCAGTATTCGCATCATTTACGAACACTTATCACCGAAAAAGAGATAAGTCAGTTCCCCTTTTGTTTTTCGCCAATTATTTCCAGCATATTGCAGGTTTTCCCCAAAGTGTTCGTAAATGACGCTAGAAATGTTTTTACATCTTTTATCCCTTATATATCAAGCACTTACGAACGAACACTTGAACGAACACATCTAAAAATAAGTGTTCGTCAATAACACCTAAGTGCTTGATATATAAGGGCAAAAGACGAACACATATTAGGGGTGATAAGTGTTCGTCTTTTATCCCTTATATATCAAGCACTTACATCACTCACACCTGCTCCATTTTCGCAAGTGCTTGATATATAAGGGATAAAATAACCAATACAAAACGCCAACACTTCGTCACGTCATCCCTCACCCGATGACTCTAAAAAAGACGAACAGAGAAACGAACACTTTTACGAACACTTATTTTTTAGAACATTCGCGGAATGACGTGAAAAATGTTGCCCCACGGTTGGACACCTAAACCGTCAAAACAATAGCATTAAAATAAAAGCTTGCGTTATGTAATACAATGCATTACAATTCGGCGTGTAGGATGACCGCGTATAGAACCACAGGAGATGAGACTATGAACTATTTACTAACACAGGCAGTGATTGAGCAACTTGGCTATGACGAACTTAATGATGATTGCAAAGACGAGCTAAAAGACGTTGCTGCCCACGGTGCTACGGGTGATTTCGGTAACTTCATTTATTACAGTGACACAGTTAAGTTTTTTGATGATAACAAGATTAAACTACGTGAGCTTTTAAAAGAACAATCGGATGCGTTCGGCATCGCTGGCAGTGCTGCATTTGTGAAGGGGTTTAAATGTTTAAATGATGAGTATTCTATTGATGAAGTTACTGAGGTTCTTTTCAATGTATCATGTGACAATGACACAGCTACGCAGGTCAAAAACGCGGTGACGTGGTTCGCACTTGAAACATTGGCACAGGAGGTTGAAAGTTCAAACGGGGAATAAATCAACAGTTTGTAGAGAGGTAAAATAATGGGAAGAAAATCAATTAGAACAGAACACATAAATGACAGAACATCATTGTCATTATGTAAAGACGGGTATTGGTTGTATGATAAATCAAGGGGGATGAACTTAGCTATGCACACCCCCACGGAGAAGAGCGCACTGATTGAAGCACTAGAATATTATCAAAGTAAATTAGCTCTTGTTGAGGCAAGTCATAGGGATTTAATTAAGAAAGTGGAATCGTTTGTGAACACTGTAAGTTCAGAAGAAGAAAATTGGGAAATGAACTAAAGGAGAAGTAAAAATGTCATATACAATCAATATCAGCGGTGTTACAGACTGTGACGGCAAATTTGTGAACAGAACCTGGGAGGCACTGAGCAACGACGACGATAATCTTGTTGAATTGGCTGATGAGGTTGTGGATTGGGAAGGCGAAGGCTTAGACGATTCGGGGGTTGAGGCAATGGCGGCTTTTGTTCGTACTGACGATGTTTTTTATCAGCTAGAAAAAAATCTACAGCCAATGTGCAACTTTGCACATATATTGCAAAACTCTCCGAACTGTAGTGAATTACTAGACCTTGCCAAGAATGCGCCAAACGTCTCAATACTTGAAATTGAAGAACTTGATTGCACAGTGATTGCACTCAATGGGTGCGGCATGGATTTTAGTGACAGCATTGCGTATACGTATTTGATTGTTGATAAATTCATCCCTAGCGGTTTCGACAACATCACCGAAGCGTATACAATTTCACAAGAAGCTTTAGCTAAACTTATCAACGCAAGATGAAAAAGGGATGCCACACCATGAAAAAAGCCACCGCGCGAACTAAAGAAGCATTCGGCATCACTGAAACCGATGGGAATCGTGTTTGTTTTTATAGGTGTGTTGTCGTAGCCCTTGTGTGCATCTACCAGCCAGTAGTGGCTGTGGCTGATACAAAAGCTGATTGTCTATACGAACAGCTTTTTCTGTCATCAGTTGATGAAGCCCGTACCGAATGTAAAGCTAGCATTGAAGAATATGGGGAATTTATCTCCGAAATGCGCCACATTGACCCAGCTTACGCCGAGTTTGATACGTATGACCTTGACCCTCGCAATTTCGATTGAAAAAGGAGATTCAGAAATGAGCACATCAGTAAAGATTAAAGACATCGACGGATTAGCAGCATGTTTAGCAGTTACTCCATACAGTGAGCGAAATCAGTGCCGCCAGCAAATAGTCATTGACCCTTCACAAGGGCTTGTAATGGCGACACAAGGGGTTGCGTTGGTGGTGTGTAAAGAATGTTTCAAGCCCTTCAAGGGTAAACCTTTTAAGATTGTTTTACGTGGAAATTTTACCAAAGCTCATCAAGATAGCGAGTGTGACCTAATCATTATAGGCGGGTCAGGACGCTTTAATTTTAAAGATAGGAAAGATATTGAGTTTAATATTGACTACATAGGATTGCCCAACTGGTGTCATATTATGGACAGTAAGAAAGGTGTTAAAAGTGAATGTGTCATGTTTGACCCTGTACAACTGGCTAGGGTTTCAAGTGCGTTACATCGCCATAATATGTATGAATCGTGTGAGATTCAATCTGGCGAGGTGGGCGACCCACTGCGTGTTAAGTTCATTAATCATTTAAATGTTGAGATGGTTTTGATGCCAATCCGTAAATAGCCAATTGACATACGTAATACAATGAATTACATTTCGTAACAAGAGAGAGGTGAATAGAATGAGAACATTTTATTTGAACGCTATCAGAAATTGTGACTGCGAAAGAATCAATGGAGTGTTGCTTAGTGCGGGACGGTGTGCCGCGTTGAACGACGACGATTACTCGCAGGTGGTCGCGGCACTTCGTGTAAGGTTGAACCGCACTATATGGAGTAACTAAAATACAGGAGATTTTTAGAATGCTAAAATTATGGATATACATGGGGACTTCACATTTTCTAGGACTTATACTTATAGTAGTGGTTGTCCAAGAAATTTCAACAGGGTTTACTGACTTCTCAGTTGTTAAACTGTTCGCCATTACTGCGTTGATTATCCTTACGCGCATCGCCGAGGGTATTGATAAATTGCATGATAAACAGTAATCGCATCATCATTAGAGGGTACAATGGATACACAAGGAAAGAGTAGCGCACTTGCAAAGGTAATGGGCTGGGACTTATCAACTTACGGAACAAAACTACCTGAACACATGAGAGAGGAACGCATACAAGTCGCACCTTTTGATGACATGGTCTTAGACCCGTACTCCACAGAACCTAATGGGCTTGCACAATTCGCAGCAATTTCATTGAAGTTTCCAGAGGTCTTAAATATGTATTCATGCAAGGTGACGAATAATCCGAGAAGTCCAATATGGAAAGATGGTAACAAACCAACTCAAGAAAACATGCTTGATGAAATCTTAAAGATGAACGGAATAAAAATATAACGGCTTGTATGAGAGGTGTGCGTTAGCACGTCCTGCTCGATGCTTTGGTTAGGATTACATAGGAGGCACATTGGAACAAGTAGCAATAGCACTAACGGGCGGCACAGCTATTTGGCTGACGCAGCAAAAGAATGATTCTTTGAAAAAATACGCTTGTTTATTTGGTCTAGCTGGGCAACCGTTTTGGTTTTATTCAGCTTATTCAACAGAGCAATGGGGTATTTTATCACTGACCATATTTTACACATACGCTTGGTGGTTAGGTTTGAGGAATGAATGGCTACGCGCCACTTAATCCTAACGGCACAGCGTAAGAGGCTCGAAGAGTCCTTTTGATGCGATGGTTAGGCTGAAACAAATAGGAGATTGATTATGCTTACGGTACTTGATTTATTTAGCGGAATAGGCGGATTCAGTCTGGGGCTAGAACGCACTGGAGGTTTTAAGACGGTGCAGTTCTGTGAGATAGACGAACAATGCCGACGTGTTCTATCAAAACATTGGGCGCACACCCCTATCCATGACAGCGTGAGAACACTGCGAGGTGCTCATGCAGATGTTATTTGCGGAGGATTCCCTTGCCAAGATATAAGCGTTGCGGGAAAAGGGGCAGGAGTTAAGGAAGGCACTAGGAGTGGCTTGTGGGGCGAGTTTCATAGGTTAATAAAGGAGATTAAACCCAAATATGCAATTATCGAGAACGTGGCAAACCTGCGAAATAACGGACTTGAACGAGTCCTCAAAGATTTATGGGAGATCGGGTATGATGCGGAATGGCACATTATCCCAGCTTCCGCCGTTGGTGCGCCACACAAAAGAGAAAGGATTTGGATTATTGCCTACCCCCAACGTGAGCGACAGCAACAATCCAAACATGAAATTGTTAGATTGTGGAACACCGAGGGATGTAAAAAAATGCTATCTGAGAGGAACGGTGCTGAAAAATTTACCTCCGAAAACGTGGAGGTGCGAGACTGCGGTAGGGGGAGACCCTTACAGGTTGAATCCAGTGTTCGTAGAGTTAATGATGGGGTACAGCGGCGACTGGACAGAGTTAAATTAAAGCAGCTAGGCAACAGTATAATGCCGCAAATAGCCGAGGTACTGGGGCGCTGCATACTTAGCCGAGAATCAGAAGCCTAACTAGGTGATATGTGTACTGTGATGCGTCATATTAAATATTATTATGTAAACAAGGATATGAAGCTATGAAAAGAGAAGATGAGACTGTACGCAGTTCGGTTGAACGACTGACTCACGGCGGCGGTACAATTACAAAACGGCAGGTGTCGTAATGGTTACGCGTGATGCGATAATCAAATTAGTATTGACAGTGTTAGGAAATAGTAAACCGCCTTTCACGAATCAGATGATGACCTCGCGCGACATGTTACTGAAATGCCACGTTGATGACCATCTGATTCGTGACCTTCATAGTTGTGGTTTAAGTTATAAAGAGATTGTATTCACGTTGGACGAACGTGTTGATTACAAGTACGTGGTTCAGACTATCAAGCCGAAGCCGAACAGTTGCAAAGGCATTGATACGTCAAAATTAGTTAAACCCTTCATGTTGTGAAGGTTATTCTCGTGACATTCGCATCAGTGCTCTACGCGGTTGAAATTGCAAAAAGAGTAGCATTATGTACTGTACACAATGTCTAACAAAAATGCCCACCACTTATTCGTGATGGGCATTAGGTACGACCTGACCAAAGACCATACAGGAGTTGCCAAGTATGCCTTCAAATGACGAGTTCCTGCAAGCATTATTTGCAGAGGATGCCCCTTTTGTTCATGTTACTGACTTTAATTACGACCCCAGTAACATCCCTAAAGATAAACATTTACATGCGTGGGCTGGTAAATGGGCTTCAAACTATAAGATTACACCTGGCTCTAATCAATATTTTACTATAAGTATCTTCACACCTGATGAGAACGGCGTAGCCCGTCGAAGGAAAGCCCTATACCTGCGAACACCTGTTATCGTTGTCGATGACGTTAGGGAAAAGTTGTCGATGGAAGAGGTGTCGAAGCTTCCCGAACCGACTTGGATTCTTGAAACATCACCAGGGTCGGAGCAGTGGGGTTATAAGCTGCACACACCTTGCGAAGACCGCCATCGTGTTGAAAATCTTCTCGACGGTCTAGTTGCCAATGGGCTTGCGCCCGACGGTAAAGACCCTGGTATGAAGGGTGTCACTCGTTACGTTCGGCTTCCCGAAGGTTGTAACAACAAATCATCAAAGCTTGTGAACGGTGTGCCTTTTAAGTGTGTGATGAAAGCTTGGAGTCCTGAAAGGACATGTTCACTTGAAGATTTGGCGAAACCGTTCGATGTGAACCTTGACGAAGTGAGGCGCGAGGCTCGCGTCGATGGTGCTGAAGCCATACCTGACCATCCCTTATTGAACATCCCCAACATCATCCACGTTAAGGAAGTGAGAAGTGCAGGACGGTTCGACATAAAATGTCCGTGGGTTGAAGAGCACACAGGTGAAGACGATTCAGGGTCAGCCATTTTCACCAATGGTGACGGGTCAATCGGTTTCAAATGTCATCACGGTGCATGTCAAAATCGCACAGCGGGTGATTTGATTCGTTTTATTGAAGGGAAATCGAAGGGGTTCGCACGTTCATTCGCTGATTGGAGTGTCACAAGGTTGTTTGCGGACGTTAAAAACTCTTCATCACCTATGACGGTATCACAAACACCAGCTGAAGAGTTGAAAGTTGTCAGTGTGAAGTCGTTGTTTGACGACCTACGCACAGTCGGACCCACCACACGTGAGGCGCGTGATATTGTCACAACCTTGCTTCGATTATGCGAGAACATGGCAGCCCTTGAAAAGCAAGACTGTTATGATGAAGTGATAACTATCATGGGGTGGTCTAAAACTCGCCTTAACAGTATCATTAAAGATTTGAGGAAATCATGGTATTCAAGTGACAACGGCAAGGTTGCACCGAGCTTCATGGCTGAAATAATGTTTGTCAAAGAACTTAATAAATTTTACGACCCGAAAACTGACATCTATTATACGCCCGACGCGTTTCAAAACTCATTTGCTCACAAAGATGTTCGCGCACGTGAGCTTGCACTGAATGAACAAGGTGTTGAAATAGTTGATAAGTTGGACTTCGCCCCGAAGAAAGCACTAACTTTCCGACGAGGTGACATCCTTTTCGGTAACTTGTGGACAGCCTGCAATATGAACGTCGGTTCAAAAGGAGACTGTTCCGCGTGGTTGAACCATTGGGATACCCTCGGTTGGGGTGAGCATCGCAAACATCACCTTCAGTGGATGGCTTACACAATTCTTTACCCTGAAAACAAGATTAACCACATGATTTTATTAGGTGGCGTTGAAGGAACTGGCAAAGACTTTTTGCTGTACCCCCTCATTGAAGCAATCGGTAAGTATTCACAAACGATT